CGGTACAGGCGGGTCTAGCGGAACACCTTCAGCATCTACCAAAACAATGCAGGGTGGTCTGTATGGCGGTGGCGGTTCTCCTTACATTGTTGCTACTAGACCTCCGGGCACTCAAGGCGCTGTCAGAATTATTTACTCTACAACAGGGGTGACACGAGCATTCCCATCAACAAATACGGGGGACTTGTAATGGAACTCTTTATACGTATCAAAGATGGTCAACCATTTGAGCATCCAATTTTTGGCGACAATTTTCGCCAAGCGTTTCCTAATGTAGATACAAACAATCTTCCTGCTGAGTTTGCGCGGTTTGTAAGATCGGTTCCCCCACCGCTTGGCCCGTATCAAAAAAATCAAACTTCGTCTTATCAATTGGTTAATGGCGTTTACACGGACGTTTTTACTTCTGAAAATATGACGGTTGAGGAAATTGCCGCTAAACATCAAGCAACAAAAGACGCATGGACTGCAAACAACGGGTTCGCGTCTTGGAAATTTAGTCATGTAACTTGCTCGTTTGAAGCCCCCACGCCTTACCCAAATAATGGTAAACGGTACATTTGGGATGAGCCAACAACAACTTGGGTGGAGTTAAGCAATGCCTAATTACTCAGGATCATGGACGCGCACACAACAGATGCAAGCTAGGGCGGCTAACACTTGGCCTCCTGTCCCCACACCATCTATAAGATACCTTGTTGTTGCTGGTGGGGGCGCGGGCGGTGGCAGGCATGGGGGCGGTGGTGGTGCAGGTGGACTTTTAACAGGAACAAGCACAACTTTTGGGTCGTCTTTTACAATCACCGTTGGTGCTGGTGGGGCGGCTACAACTGAGGTTGTAGGTAACAACGGATCAAATTCTGTTTTTGGAAGCATTACCACAATAGGTGGAGGCGGTGGAGGAGTTTACCCATCTATGACAGCCAACACAGGTGGTTCTGGCGGCGGCGCGGGATCAAATTCTGGTAGCCCAACTGGAGCGGCGGGAACAGATGGTCAAGGACTTGCTGGTGGTGGAAATACTTACAACGCTACAAACGATTATCGTAACACCGGAAGCGGTGGAGGAAGAGGCGGCATTGGCGCAACTGTAGGCTATTTAACGTATGGCGCTGGTGGGGCGGGTATTATTTCTGACATTAACGGAACTTCTCTTTATTGGGCTGGCGGCGGTGGTGGAAGTTTGTGGATTGACAGTAGCTCGGCTCTTGCTAACCCTGCATCAAGTGGCGGCATAGGTGGCGGTGGTGGTGGAGGCGCTCAGTCTCGTATTGGTAATGGAAACTACGGCCCGTATAATGGTGCTGGTGGCGGCTCTGCTTTAAACAGTGGTGCAAACGGGGTAGCAATAAACGGTTCTGGCAACGCAAACGGCGGAAACGGCGGAGCTAATACAGGTGGCGGTGGTGGTGGATGTCCTCAATACTACGCCCCATACAGCGATTTTGGTGTTTCTGGAAGTGGCGGGTCTGGTATTGTTATTCTTTCATACTCATCTATATATCCCGATTTGGCATCCATTGCTGTTGGGTTGACCTACACACAAACAACCTCTGGCGGGAATAAAATTTACACGTTTACTGCCGGTACGGGGACTGTAATAGTTTAAAAATCATGGCACATTACGCATTTCTCAATTCAAACAATGTTGTGACTGAAGTCATCGTTGGTAAACACGAGGGCGAAGATGGCATTGATTGGGAGCAGTGGTACGGCAAATTCCGTGGTCAGACTTGCAAACGCACAAGCTACAACGGTAATATTAGAAAACACTACGCAGGTATTGGTTATACCTACGACCCTGAGAAAGATGCTTTCATACCGCCCAAACCCCACGCATCTTGGGTTTTAAATGAAACGACTTGTTTGTGGAACGCCCCGTTTGCACCACCTGACAACGAGAAACAGTACTTTTGGAATGAACCCACACTATCTTGGATTGAGGTAACGAATGTCTAAACAGTACCCCGGCGGAATAATTTCCAAGACCCCAGTCACGCCCAGCGGCCCTTATGCAACCAGCACGGCTTCGGGTATCTGGACGCTTGACCAGCAGGCTTACTGGCAGAAACTAGGCCAATGGCCCACCGCAGGAAACTTTCCAATTGACCCGCAATTTAACTACGTCACTATGCTCTTGCATGGTGATGGGACTAATGGCGCACAGAACAATACGTTCTTAGATAGCAGTTCAAATACTTTTCCCATTACCCGCAACGGCAATACAACCCAAGGTTCTTTCTCGCCTTATGGGTCTAATTGGTCTAACTACTTTGATGGCACAGGGGATAGGCTAAGTATTGCTTCTGCTTCGGCATTAAATATTGGCTCCGCAGATATGACGATGGAATTTTGGATGTTGATACCATCCGCTTTTGCATCTAATTATCGTGTTGTTTTTGCAAAAGGTAACAACGCTTCTGGTGGGAATTCGTATGCTTTTGAAGGTATGGCAAGCGGTGAGCTTACTTTGTGGGTTAATACTGATGGTAGTAGCGGGTGGAATTTATTTAACGGGACTACTATAGGAACACCAACAGTTGGCGCATGGAATCACGTTGTTGTGTGCCGTTCTGGAACTACTTGGTATTCGTTTATGAACGGGACTCGTGTGTTGAACACAACTGGAGCAGGGACTGTCACCGCATCTTCAACGGCGGTAACTATTGGGGATTTTAGTACGGGTGGCTTTGAATACACAGGGTACGTTAGCAATTTACGCTTGGTAAATGGTACTGCGGTTTACGCCAATGCCACCACCTGCACAGTCCCAACAACTCCATTGACGGCAGTTACTAACACGGCGCTATTAACTTGCCAAAGCAACCGCTTCATTGATAACAGCGCAAGCCCACTAACCATTACAATAAATGGCACACCAAGCGTTCAACGCTTCAACCCATTTGGTGCTTCTACCGCCTACTCCACCGCCACAATTGGTGGGTCAGGGTACTTTGATGGTACGGGTGATTATTTAAGCACACCTAATAGTTCCTCTTTTGCGTTTGGCACAGGAAACTTTACAGTTGAATTTTGGTACAGAGGCACTGATACTGGCGGTGGATTTGGACTTACAACTGGTGGTTCAACAGGCTATTGGCAACTTAATTTATCCGGTAGCACTATGTATTGGCAAAATGATGTTGGTGTTTCTAATTTGTTAAGTGTTAGTGCATCACCAATTCTTAATGACGCTTGGAATCATGTTGCAGTTGTTAGAAATTCAACAACATTAACAATTTACTTTAATGGTGTTTCAGTAACATCAACATCTGACACTACAAATTATTCAGGAACTGGCGGTGATTTTCAATTAGGACTTGATTCTAATGTCAATTACATTACAGGATATATTGCTGATTACAGGATTGTCAAAGGCACAGCGGTGTACACAGCTAACTTTACACCCCCAACCGCACCACTGACAGCAATTACAAACACATCTTTGCTTTTAAGCATGACCAATGGCGCAATTTTTGACAACGCCATGATGAACGACTTAGAAACTGTGGGTAACGCACAGATTTCAACAAGTGTTAAGAAGTATGGGACAGGGTCTTTGGCGTTTGATGGTACTGGTGACTATTTAAAAGTTAACAAAAGTATTCCCCAAAACATTTTTGGGGGGAATTTTACAATTGAGTTTTGGTTCAATGTAGATGGGACAAGCGGCTATAAACGCATGTTTAATAATGCCCCCGGAACTGCGCCGAGTGGGTATTTTTACATTTATTACAACGGTACGGACATCCGAATGTACAACGTTGATGTTGGTATTTTAATTACTGTTGGAACTTTTACAGCCAACACATGGACGTTTTTAGCCATTTCCAGATCAGGCAGTACTACAAGAGTATTTGTTAATGGTACACAAACATACTCGTATAGCGGCTCAACCTTTTTTCTAAGCGATGATTTATATATTGGCGGCGGCCCTGATTCCGAATATACCAACGGTTACATAGATGACTTTCGGATTACCGCAGGCTATGCCCGATACACAGCAAACTTCACACCGCCCACTGCGGCATTATTTGATTACGGCCCAACTTAAGGAGCATTCATGTTTATTGCAAAAGTAGAAAACGGAAACATCGGTGAGATCATCGACTTCCGCACGTATTTTGGGAAGACTGATTCGGTTACAGACGAGCAGTTAACGGCTCAAGGCTTTGTCAGGGTCAATCTGTACCGCGCCCATGACCGCCTGACACAGAAGCTTGTGCCCTCTACACCCGTGCTGGAAAACGGTTGGGTGTACACGGTTGCTGTAGCTAACCTAACCGCAGAAGAAATCCAGTCTGCCAAAGACAGCGCAATGGCTCAGATTCGTGGTCAGCGTAACAGTTTGCTTTCCGCTTGTGATTGGACGCAGATTGCCGATAGCACCGCAGATAAGACTGCATGGGCTACATACAGAACCGCATTACGCAACTTGCCAGCCACAATTACAGGCGATCCACGTACATTCTCTGACTGGCCTCACGACCCAAACTGGGTTGACAGGACTATCTAATCATGTGGGACTGGGCTGAAGCATTCATTGCCGCAGTCCTTATTGTGGCCTTCGTCATCTATGGCACGTACATAATTGCATGGAGTATGGTGTGATAAATGCGTTGGCTCATACTGTTACTGCTGTTGGGGCTAGTTGGAGCCGTAGCCAAGAATGGCTGTCATGTGCGCGAGTTCTGGTCAATTGCTTGGACAATCCACAACCCCTCCGAGCGCCATCAGCAGATGTCCATGTGGCTAACAAACAATGCACAGCACTGTCGATCACAAGATTATGTGGTGATGTGGAACAATTTGTCAGAGTGGGCTGGCGCGGCGGATTCGGCAGAACTCAGAACTAAAGTCATTCATGGATACAAAGATGCACTTGAGCGAGAGAAGAAATGAAGATCAGCTACGACAAGTGGTATCCGGTGGTACAACCTGCCGCAACTACGCAGACAGATGTGTTTGCAAAACGGGTGGAAAGGCTTGACGCTGAACGTGCTTTAAACACACAAATAGCGCAACAGGTAAAGAAGTTCCATCAGTACGAGTACGAGATTTATGAATATAGGATGCGGCAGATCACAATAAACATTGACATTACAAACCTTAAACGCGAGATTGACAAACTTGTATGACCAGAAAGCCGATACCCAAAACCCCCTCCAAGCCCACACCGGACACGAGGGACAAGCTGACGCTGTACGTCACCCTCATGGTAAGCACAACCCTATGTATCTCCGTATTGGCAATGGTAATCAGCTTTATGTTGGGTCTGTGGGCCAAGGAAGTGGACAACGCAGAAATTTTCAAAATGATTTCACCCGCTTTTTCTACTCTTATCGGCGGCATGATTGGGTTCCTATCTGGTATCAAACTCATGCAAAATGACGATTCTAAAAAGTCAGAAGCACCCTGCAAGGAAAAATGATGGCACAGTTTGAACCAGCTTTTGAACAGATGATGAAAGACGAGGGCGGCTACGTCCTTCACGAAGTACCCGGCGACACGGGCGGCATGACCTACGCTGGTATTGCTAGGAACAAGAATCCCCAGTGGCCCGGCTGGACGCTAGTAGATAAGAAAGAGTTTGGTGGCTCCTTGACTCCTATGGTGCGTGAGTTTTATCGTGTAGAGTTCTGGGACAAGATGCGCGGTAACGAAATCAACAACCAAGACGTAGCCAGCACCATCTTTAATTTTGGTGTAAACGCAGGTATGGGCATGGCGGTAAAGCTTGCTCAGTTGATTGTGGGCGCTACCCCTGACGGCGGCATTGGTGCTAAAACCGTAGAGAAACTTAACCAAGTTACAGATGGTCAGCAGTTTAAACAGGCATACGCTTTAGCTAAGATTGCCCGTTACGCTGAGATTTGCAACAAAAACAGAACGCAGTCCAAGTTCTTGCTGGGCTGGGTTAATCGCACATTGAAAGGTCTAGCATGAGCTTGCTTGCCGTTGGATCAATTATTGAAGCTGTTGGTAAAGTTGCGGGCGACCTGATTACGACCGACAAAGAGCGCATGGAGATGGAGATCGAGCAACGCAAACTTGATCTTGAAGAAAAGCGCATTGACCAAGCTACAGACCTAGCGCAGATTGAGGTCAACAAAATTGAAGCTGCGTCCAGTAGCGTGTTTGTTTCGGGCTGGCGTCCCGCCATCGGTTGGATCGGTGTCGCGGCTATGGGCTATCAGTTTCTGCTGTATCCGCTGTTCCAATGGTGCTGGAAATACTTGCAAGCTATGGGCTGGGTTCCAGTGGGCATGGATCCTCCTCCGGTACTAGACGCAGACCAGCTTTGGGTGATATTATCAGGCATCTTGGGCATTGCCGGTATGCGTTCTTTTGAGAAGACCAAAGGCGTTGCCAGTAAATAAAGGTCGCCCATGCCATTACAAAAAGTTCTATTTAAACCGGGCATTAACCGAGAGAACACTCGATACACCACCGAGGGTGGATGGTATGAAGCCGACAAGGTACGGTTTCGCCAAGGCACGCCTGAAAAGATAGGTGGTTGGGCGCGTATTTCTACGTCTAGCTTCCTAGGCACTTGCCGGTCACTGTGGAACTGGATTACGCTACAAAACTTAAACCTGCTTGGGGTTGGCACAAACCTTAAGTTCTACATTGAAAACGGCGGCCTGTACAACGACATTACGCCAATCCGAACAGCGGATATCCTAAGCAACCCCTTTGCTACAACTAACCTCAGTACAACAGTAACGGTAACGGATACAGCCCATGGCGCAGTAGATGGCGATTTTGTAAGTTTTAGTAATGTGGCTACTGTGGGCGGCTTAGACCTAAACAACCAATACCAGCTTACTTACGTAGACGCCAACACATACACAATAACTGCAAGCTCTGCTGCCACTTCTACAGTAGCGGCTGGGGGCGGTACAACTGTTAGCGCCGTGTATCAAATTAATGTTGGCCTGCCGTTTGAAGTCCCGCTAACCGGCTGGGGCGCTGGCGCTTGGGGTATTGGGGAGTGGGGTTTTGGCGGAACGTCTACGTCAGCGCTGCGCCTGTGGAGTCAAAGCAATTTTGGTGAGGATCTAATCCTTGGCTTTCGCGGTGGCCCTATTTATTATTGGGATGCAGCATTTGGGTTAACGCCAGCGCTGTTTACAGTAACTATAGCTACACCTGCGGTAGTAACGTCTACTTTATTATTACCCAATAACTCGCCCGTTATTTTTACTAACTCTGGATACCCATCTGCATTGCCGACTGGGTTGGTTGTGGGTACTACGTATTACACAAAATATATTACGGCTACCACTTTCTGGTTGTCAGCTACTTCTAGCGAAGTTGTAATGGTGGCTTCTTGCTCTGGTGCGGGTTCAAATACGTTGACCGTTACTGCTGTAACTAGCGGAACTATTGTGGCTGGAATGACTGTGTACTATTCCTTAGCCGGTGTATCTACATCTCTTGGAACAGTGACTTTAACTGGAACCGGCACGGGTGGCACAGGTACTTATACAGTCAGCGCAGGTGTGGCTGTAAGTTCCACAACTATGAACTCGGCAACGTTAATTACCACGTCGGGTACGCAGTCTGGTTCACACTACATCATGCCTAATGCCGTCCCTGTTACGTCTTTGGCTGGGGCAAATGAAGTCCCAATCATCCAAAACTTCTTGTACGTAGCCGACATAAGCCGGTTTGTGTTTGCGTTTGGCTGCAATGACTATGGCTCGACTTCACAGAATCCAATGCTTATCCGTTGGTCAGATCAAGAGTCTGTAGTTGATTGGAACCCATCTGCTACTAATCAGGCGGGAAGCGTAACCATATCGCACGGCTCAGAAATTATTACCGCTATTCAGACTCGTCAAGAGATCGTTGTATTCACTGACTCTGCGCTTTATTCCTTGCAGTACCTCGGCCCTCCGTTTGTATGGGGTACGCAGTTGCTTGGTGACAACATCTCCATCATTGGCCAAAATGCTATTACCCAAGGCTCTGGCATAGTTTATTGGATGGGCACAGACAAGTTTTATATGTACGACGGTCGTGTGCAAACACTAAACTGCGACTTACGTAAATACGTTTATCAAGACATTAACTTGAGTCAGAACCAGCAGTGTTTTGCGGGAACCAACGAAGGTTTTAACGAAATCTGGTGGTTCTATTGTTCTGCTAACAGCACAAACATTAATCGTTACGTTATATATAACTACGCAGAAAACACTTGGTACTATGGCACGATGGCACGAACAGCGTGGCTTGACTCTGGTCTAAGGGATTTCCCTATTGCTGCAAACCCACTGACGGCCACGACGGGCAACGTTGTTAATCAAGAATACGGCAACGATAACAATGAGACCGGCACACCTGTTGCAATCGATTCTTACATTAGCTCGTCTGAATTTGATATTGGTGATGGCCACAACTTTGGTTTCATCTGGCGCATGTTGCCGGACTTGACGTTCTCAGGGTCTGACGCATCCCCTACCCCTGCTGTTACTTACACGTTGTACCCTATGGTGAACTCAGGCTCGGGTACAGGCACACCTGTGGCGGCAGGCGTAAATAAGCTGACAGGCGCTTCGTACACAATCACTGAAGGTTTTACAGGTCAGGTCTACACCCGGGTGCGCGGTCGTCAAATGATTCTAAAAGTTGGCTCTAACCAGCTTGGTACGCAGTGGCAGTTGGGTGCAACTCGTATTGACATTAGACCGGACGGCAGACGATGAGCTACATCATTACATCTGAAACAGAGCTTAGCAAGATTGCGGCTCCTAACCTGCCTTTAGCCCCAAAAGAATACAACCCAATATACATTGACCAGCTCAATAACATCTTTCGTCTGTACTTTAACCGGCTAGATAACTTGCTGTCTCAGTTGGTTACGTCTGGGATTATTCCGGCAACCACAAATTACACCGTTGCAACGCTACCAAGTGCGGTTACGTCCGGTGCCGGTGCTAGGTCTTTTGTTACGGATGCTTTAGGCCCAACATTTGGCGCAACGGTTGTTGGCGCGGGTGCAGTTAAAGTGCCGGTGTACTCTGACGGAGTCGACTGGAAAGTTGGCTAAAGCGAATTAAAAATGATATTATCGACCAACCCCCATTTTGAGAGGCAACTATGAGCCTTGCTGTACTAGCCGACCACATGGCATCCAAGGGTCGCGGCCCTGACTCGATGCTTATCCACATGTCCCCACGTGAAGTGCAGGGACTACAA